TCACAGAATCTTTCTTATCCCTGCAAGAATCTTCTTTATCCAATTGATTATTGGCGTTCTTTTCAAGTAAAGCAAGACCGCAACGGCAATCAAAGATATGTAAAAGATGTATCGCCATCGGTACGGATCGGGGGTTGGTTCTTGGCTTTGCTGAACATTCGTTTCGTTTCTTCCTACATTGGCGGCACTTTCGGTTTCCTTGCTTTCGCTCGATTCCTCGCTTTCGCCTTTTTCTTCAACATCGGATTCAATGACCGTTTGTTTGATGGACTTAACCGCACCTTTGATGTTCCCGACATTATGCAAATCCGCATTTGCCGGATATGATTGCGGCATCGCCCTTGAAGATGTATCATCATGCTTGCCACTATCAACCGACACGACATTATTTATATTGTCGGGCATGGGTGGATAAAAATCTATCTCCGTAATGGTTATTTTACCATGTTGGGTTCGGGTCGTATCAACGAACTTGTCCGTCTTGGCATTCGCTTCTTTCGCTATTGCCGTACTATCAATTCGGACTTCCTGTTTGGTCTGCTGGACTTTCCTTGCAGTACCACAAGATGCAAGCAATACAAGCCCCAAGACCGGGGCAACAATCTTTTTCATGTCATATCGTTTTAATGTCATTTAATCGGTTAAGCCATCCTTTCAAAAACCTTTTGTTGGTGTACTTCATCAATTCGGATTCCGTTGCCTTTCGACCAATCTTCTTTTCATACTTCTTAATGCTCGATTCTGTTATGTCGTTGAAAAACTTAACACGGGCTTTGAAGATTGCATCAAAGAGTTGGTCAGGGTCGGCAAAGTTCACCGCCGATAAAGTCTTGTCGCCGACAATGCCATCATCAACGACCCCAAGTAATCTTTGAGGAATGACAATGCCGTGCTTTCCCGACCCCCATACCCAATCAACAAGGATGTTGGCGACCTTTTGCGATTGGATTTGGTCGGCTTTCCATCTATCCCAAAAATGGGGCTTCAACACCCGGTCACGGACATCATCAACCGAAAGCAATTTCAGGTCTTTAACGTCAATATCCCCGTCACCGTCCTTGTCATAACCCACATTGCGCCATGTGGCGATTGTCACACCCTTGTTTGTTGCGCCCCCTGCATCTGCCGGGTCATTTGCAAAACCGCCCTCCCATTTAAGGATAAAGGGCAATAAAACATCAATCTTTGCCATCTTTTACCGATAATTGAGTTGCTATTTGTAAGCCGCCCTTGCGTATTTCCTTGCCCACCAATTGCCGTTGCATCAATTTGCCGTTGCAATAGGACAAGCCCAATAACCCAATGGGCGTTTCTTTGCAGTCATAAAGGACAATCAATGCTATTTCATTGACATTGTTTGCCTTAAACTTGTAGTAAAGCCGTTCATCAACAAGCCGCACATCTTCAAGATTGCCATAAAAGAATCCGTCACGCAATGTCTTGACAATAAGTTTGTACTTCGACAAATTGAAATCCGAATACTCATCATCTACATGAAAGATGCTGTCGCGCACTTCTTCCATCCGCATTGAACCATACAAGAAAGGCAAGCCCGTTCCAAGATTCTTGCTTCCGTTGTGCAATTCGATAAGCCATGCGCGGTCGGCATCCGCTGTTGAACGCAATTTTGACAAGATGTTGTTGATTTCCGTGTCAGACTTCAAACGGGTTTCAATCAGATTGTTGTGTTCCTCTGTCTGTATCTTCGTAATGCGTTCAAGCAAATACTTTGGATTGAGTGCAAAGAAAACGACATATCCGCCCAATAGCACAAGGAACAAGCCCTTGACTATTGAAAAGAAACCGTACTTTTTTTGAAGATTGAGCAACTTGTGAAGCCACCCAATACCTTTATCCATCTGTTGTTCCATATCAGGTGAATTGAAAACACTTGCCGACTTTGACAATAGTTGTGTCAATTGGGTATAAACGAATAGGCGGCAACCCTTTTTCCGCACGGCTTGCATTCATTGACGGCAAATTGGTTTCGGCTTTCTGAATAGCCCCAATAAGTATGTCAGACCCGGTAAAACAAGACCGTCTTTCCCCGGCGGGCGTGCCGTCGGGATTCTTCGTATAAAAGTCACCGTCCTTGTCTGCTTCCTCATTGAATGTGGCAAGGACAACTTGCATTTGCATTCTCAACCCGGATGAATTTTTGCCCGGAAACTTCGTTGGTTGGATAATGACCTTTTCAATCAGAATCCGGCGACCGAACAAATCTTCAATGTCGATACCCTTACCAATAACAACATCCGATTCAACACCAAGTTCACAAAACTTTGCCATTGTCTGTAAGTGTTTAATTAGACAAATCTTCTATCAAGACCGCATCCAAATCTTCCGTAAACTGCAAATACTCCTTGTATTCATCAACTGCACTTTCGTTCACGGCAACGCCAAGAACGTGTTTGTTGTAGGAATTAACAAGGTCAAATTCTGCCGTTTCGTCAATGACCGAACGGATAACGACCCGTTTAACATTCTCTTTTGTGGCTTTATTGTAGCCACGCACTTCATAGCACTTCCACCCGATTTGGGTTTCTTCTTCTTGCCCCTCTGGTATGCCCATTTCGGGTTCTATATTCAAGCGGTAAAGCCAAGAACCGTCATTGTCATACTCCAAAACGGCGGGTTTCCCGTGCGCCATATCATAGTGCGCATTAGGTTCTATTAAATCTAATTTCATACGGAAATGTTTTTGAAAGTTTGTTCATTAAATTGAGTGAATCACAATACTTGCACCATCCCCACCAACTGCATATTTGCTGCTTGTAATCTTCTTTGCTTGGAACAATCTTGCGCTTGTTCAATTTTGCCACCCGGCGGCAAAGTTTCTGCTTGATAGACTTTCGCAACAATGTATGCGTATGGTAAAAGACATATCCCAAAAAGTCAATTCCCCTTGAATCAACGGGAAAGACTTGGTAATTGCGTTTTACACGCAACTTTAACCCTTTCAGGTAAGCCCGGATTTCGTGTAACAATTCATGCAATACTTCTTTGTTGGGTGCAAGAATGACTATATCATCGGCATATCGCCAATAATAATTCACACGTTTGGTTTCTTTCAACCAATGGTCGAAATAAGCCAAGACAAGGTTTGCAAAATACTGACTTAAATAATTGCCTATCGGCACGCCCTTTTCATCATCGACCGAATCAATGATTTCATCAAGCAATGCCAATAAGCGATTATCTTTTATTTTCCGCCTGACAATGCCTTTCAAGACATCATGGTGGATTGACGGATAAAACTTCTTTATGTCAATTTTCAGGCAATAGCGTGTTCCGTCCGGGTCTTGCTTCAATGCTTGTTTGACATCCTTTGCGCATTTGTGGATTCCACGATTCTTGATACAAGAATATGTGTTCTTGTTGAAGATGGAAACCCATATCGGTTCAAGGACGTTCATAATGGCATGGTGCAAGATACGGTCGGGATAATACGGCAATCGGTAAATTAGCCTTTCTTTCGGTTCATATATGGTGAAAACATGATATTTGGATGTTTTGAATGTGCCGTTTTTCAAACTTTCGTGCAAGGCAATGATATTGGCATCCCGGTTCTTATCGTGTATCTGCACACCATAAGAACGCAACTTGCCTTTCCTTGCCTTTTCATCGGCAAGACGCAAGTTTTCAATGCTTATTACCCGGTCAAACAAATTGCCAATCCGTTTCATTGTCCTTTAAGTTTGCTTGTATATTAGGATTCTTCGGGTTGCCCCTACCAAAACCGTTTTACCTAATTTGTTTTTTGCCGTTGGGGATTATTGCCCCAACTCATGCAACCCCGGTCGGGCTGCTTTTGTGGCAAGGTTTCCGATATGCAACTATATTTTTACAAGCATAGCTGAGAACCGATATTCGCATTCGTATTCGTAGCCGTATTATTCGTATTCGCATACACGAACCCTGCATTCGCACCATTATTCGCATTACCGCTGAACAAAACGCCACGACATCGGACAACCTTTGTTTTATTTTTCATCCAAATTCCAAAATCATATTTGCCATTCGATTTGACGATTTAAGCCGCTTCGATTTGCGGATAAAAGCAAAGCCGAGAACCGATAGTCGCAGTCGTACGCGCAGCCGTATTAGCCGTACTCGCAGACACGAACCCCGCATACGCACCATTATACGCAGTACCGCCGAACAAAACGCCACGTTCCGAAACTCCACTTGCCGGAATGTTGGTATAGAAGTAATCACAAAAATATGTGGTCGAACCCGCACCGACTTCAAGCGGCATGATTTCGCCATCTTCACCAAGAATCATCTTCTTCACATACCCCTCTTTTCTTGGCAAGTTGCCACGCAATTCATAGTTGGTTGTGCCGGAACTTGTGAATGCCGCCGGGTCGTCACAAACGTAAAATTCAGAAAGTCCGCCATCGGCTTCACTCTGAATAAGACATTTGCAACCATCCGTCCACTTCCATATATGCCCAAACGGGTTTTCTACACCACGGTAAGACGGCACTTGCACAACCGTGCGTGTCACGGGCGTGAAATAGGTTATGTTTGTCAATGCCGTTCCTGCCGCTGCATTTGCTTTGCAAGTGTATAGCAAATCACCTTGCGAAACATATTGCCCGGCAGTGTATGCGGTTGCCGCATTATATTCACCCTTATAGTTGGCTTCACCACTTGCATCATATTCAAACGGCATGGTAAATTCAACATACCCGGTCTTGTTGCCAAGGTTGTTTGTTGTACCACAAGGCACGAACGGATAATTGCTATTAAAGTTTGTCCATTTCGTCCAATCAAGATTAGTCACGCCCGAACCTAAACCGCCTTGATGATAGCCATCTTCCGTCAATTCGGCATTGAACGCTTCTTGCGAATTAAATGTGCAATACTCAACGGCAAAGAGCCACCACAATTTTTTGTGTGTTTGGTATAAGTTGCAATTCCATTCGGTCGTTCCACGCTTCCTTGCGTATGTGCGGAAATTGGTCAAAGATATAACCGTTGCGGGCATTCCAAGCTGTGAACGATATGTGCCGTCACGGTTTGCATCATTGTTGCCACCCCTGTAATCCGCATCTTTGTTCACAACCGCACACAATGTTTGTGTTGAACGCTGAACGGTCGCTTCCACCGCCGAAACATAGTCTTTGCGCCAAAGTTTGAAGCCCGGCAAAGGTTCGGTGGACTGCAAATGTCGGCTTTTGTCGCCGTCCGTTTCAAAGCGGACATACATATCGGGCAATTCATCCATGTATTGCCCATCCGCCCCGGTAAGGTTTGCCGCCGCCCCGGTGTCACGTTTCGTTGAATCATTGGCGTGAAGATAATAATTCACTTCGCCGTTGTCTTTCAAGATACAACGCCGGATAAGACTTTGCAACGGCAAGGATTGGTGAAGTTCCATCTTGCCAATTCTTGTCGGGTGCGGATTTGACACCGTGGCATCCCATTCAATGCCGTAATAATAATCATAAGCGAATGTCGGCTTTGTGCTGCCGACCCCAATAATCAAGCCCATATCAATAACCCCATTTTAAGTTAGTACCTGACAATGAAGTTTGTTTCACCGTCTTTATTATTTCGGGATTCCACCCACAATCAAACTGTGTTTCGATAAAATCCCCATCATCCATTCCGGCAAGCTGCACCGATAATTTCACGGGTTGCGTGCCGTCATTTTTGATGTTGAAGCATTGACCATCCGGCAAGCTGAAATCAGCATTGTTAAGATTGTCGATTGCTCCCATCTTTCCGATTTGTGCGGACACCGTTTCGCCGCTCCTTGTTTCACTCATAATCAAAAAGTTTTGTTTGCAAATTTAACTTCTTATTGTTTTACTATAAAACATTGTGGATAACACAAGTACAACTTTTCAATCCACACTTTCAATTTCGGGCGAATCTTGAACACTCCATGTTTGCACCAACTTTCCGTCTATCATTTCAAGCGATTCAACAATGGTCTTTCCCGGTTGTTCCATTGGTTGTTCACTTGGCACGAAATCAACAAACCCGGAATCTCTTAATTTCGTAACATATAAACCTTGTTGTGTGTCCACCTCTCGTAAATCAAGGGGTTGCCCGACACCATTGTATTTTGCCAAAAGTATCTTTGCCATAGTGTTGTGTATTAAGTCCTATATTCAAGTAAATTCCATCCGCCATTGTAATATCTCAAACGCAAAACATCTCCTTTTGCCATGTCAAGATTTCCTTGTATGCCACCATTGTTATTATATATGTATGCGCCACTTTTAGAGTAGATACATATTCTATTCGGCATTGTGCGGTCACAAACAATCTCAATGTCGAATTGCACAACGGCATTACTTGTTAAATCGTCAATGTCGGCTTTTGTCGGCAAGTCGATTCCGATATATGATGTACCCGTTCCTGTGAAAAGGAATTTATGGGTTACGCCTATATATGAAGTGATTGAATCAGTCCAAGCCGTTCCGATATAACCTTTTTCAAACATTGCCACCTTGCCAACATTGAATTGATTACCAAAAATCGCAAGTGCTTTGGGGCGATACCATGTTTCATAAGACGATTCATCACTTGTTCTTGCATATTTATGGTGCAATTCAAGCGTAGTACCCATATTCCCGATTAACTCCATCAATCCATTGTAAGGATAGCCCAAAGAACTAAGGCATCCCAACAATACACGTTGCGAACCATTGTAAAAACGTATGTAATTACGAAGTAATGCCAATCCATAAGTCGTATCCATTTCAGATGAAGAACCATAACCGATTTTCCCCGAACTGATATTGAAACCGCCTATGCTTCCCGAAGTAGCATTAACAACACCTGTCACATTGGCTTTACTCATAACAACCGACCCGTCTTGCATGACCCTGAAAGGCGCACTTGCCCGATTTTCAAAAGAAGTACCCGCCCAAAAGCGCACGGAACTTGCCGCCGTTCCTTGCCCTGTCATACCCGCAAGAATCGTTGATGTGCTTCCGGCGACTTGAATTGTGCCGGACGTTACCAAACCGCCATCAATGACCGTTTTTGTATTGTCATAAGATACCGCCTTGACCCAATCCGTTGCAATGTAAGAACCGCTTGTTCGCTTGACTGCACACCGCTTCAAATCCGTTCCATTGACCCACAAATCACCAATATCATAAGGTGGATAAGGGGTTGAAACGAACACACGCCGTTTGCCGTCTGCCGTGTCTTGGGCTTTGCTTGCGGCTTCATAAGCATCAATCGCTGTTTGGTTTTCGACACTTTGCCATTGGTAAGATATACTAATCAATCCGCCTGTGCCTTGCAACCTAATTTCCCGATACGCTTTAAGTGTTCGGGTATTAGAGTTGTACCACATATCGCCAACGTGTTTCTTCTTCAATGCCGTTGTCGTCCAACTCGCTGCCGGGTCGGTTGTCTGAAACCACGTTTCAATCTTGCCGTCTATCTGTGTGGTCAGGTCTGCAATATCATCCGAATATGTGCCATTGATAAAGTTGTTCAATGCCGTGTTATCGGTGTATTTGCTTGCCTTTTGCCAATCACTTGACGAATAATTGCCGGACAACCTTGTTCTAATGCAACGCATAATATCCCCGGTTGTGCCTTGAACCCACAAATCGCCGACTTCATAAGGGGTGTAAGGTGTTGCCGTAAATATGCGGTTCTTTTCCTTTGCAAGCGAAAGCGCATCATTTGCAAGTGCAATCGCCTGTGCCACTTCCGCATCCGACAATTCCGACCACTTGTAAACGCCATTTTCCTTGACAAAACGGAATACCGCCCCCGTTGCGGTATTATAGAACAAATCGCCCAAATGGTTGTCTTTCAATTGGGTTGTAGTCCACTCGCTTGCCGGGGCATTGTTCAATGTCGGGTCGTATGTTTCAAAGAATTGTTCAATCTGTCCGTCAAGCTGTGCTTGTATTTCGGCAAGCAACCCCGGCAAGGTGTTGTTGATGAAATTCTTGCTTTCAAGGGCTTCATTTCCCAATTCTTCAAGCGTCTTTTCCTGACCGTTTGAAGTGAACACAATGCGACCGCCGATTTCGGAATTATCCAAGTCAAAATATGTCGTGCCATCCGCCGATTCAATGCGCCCGGTCTTAATGAAGCGACCGTTTATCATTGAAAAACCATAAGTCAAGGACAATGAACGAACTTTCAATTCCGGGTCAATGCTCGAAATTGTACCGACAAGAAAATGATAATAATTGGCATCTTGTTCAACCTTGATTTGTGAGGTCGAAAATATGAATGTTCCGGCATCACCATTCTTGGCGCATTTTGCATATAGAAAATATGCTTGGTTGTTTGCTAATGTAACCGTGCCGTCCGCCATAACCCAAGACACCGCCGTTTCTTCGTTGATGGTGTAATGGGTCAAGACACCGCCTTGCCATTTCACGACATTGGAATCGCCGCCATAATTCGGTTGAAATACCGTGTTCGTCAATCCGAATTGCATTGATTTTGCCCCAACTGACAATGCCAGCGTATCAATAGACAAAGGCTTTATCTTGTCGCTGTAATAATCGCCGTCAGGGTCAAACACCATGTTCAACAATTCGCGGCTTGTGCGCCAATTCGCCCTTGCCCTTGCCGGGTCTTTAAGGTTGTTGATGGTGATAACCTTGTCAATGTCTATAAGGTCGGAAATGACACGATTTGTCACCGTTGTTTTCACGGTGTCCGATATTGTAAGGGTGTATTCGTAAGGGTCAAGGATATTCCTTTCAAGTGATTGTATGCGCACGGATTTATCCACGTCAATGTCATTATCCACAATATGCAGATAATCGCCCGGTTGGAATACGTTTGTCACCGTTTCATCACTTCCAACAAGGCTTTGCAACCATGCTTTTGTGACACTCAACCCATATTGCACCTTTGGTTGGCAATTTTGGTCATAATACTTGTTGCCCGTTTCTTCCAATTCTTCTTCCGCCGCTTGTTCAATGCTTGACGGATAGGCAATATCAAGTATCTTGTATTCGTCACCCACTCCGATTTGGAAAGCCAATGATGTTTCGGACGGAAAGACATTGCCCCGGTCGTCTGTTTGCTTTACCAACGTAAATGTATGTGTCGCATGGTCATAACTGTGAATTTCAAATTCATATCCTGCAAGATTGCCCGTGTTGAAGTGTACTTTTGCGGCAACGCCATCAATAAGATACTTTGTTGTCACCCCGTCCGCTTCCTTTTCATTGAGGTTGAAAGGAAAGTCCGAATCAATGAATTGCAGCACGTTGCCGGACACAATGGATTCCACCGTACCCGTAAAGGACGGCTTAATATCATCAAAATTCTTGCGCCCCTCGAAAATACCGTATTTCGCCACCATTTCGGCTTTCTCGATATATGATTGCCCCTTGGTCTTACCCGGCAAGCAAAGGCGGTCGGCACGGTATTTTGAAGTAATGTTTTCCGTGCTGCCATACACTTTTAGCCGGGTGACAATGTTTGCAGACGATACATTTTCCCTTGTCAGCTCATACAAACCACGCCCCCTGCCATATTGGAATGTATATGGCAAGGTCTGACCGACTTTTTCATAAAGGTTGATTGTATAGACCCCATTTGATTGCTCAATCTCAAATTCAACATTGAAATTGGATTCACCGCAAAGATTTTGCAACACGGACAAGCAATTGTCCGATTCTCCAAATGTCAATGTCTTGTCGCCTGCCGTTTCGGGGCATACGCCAAGCACCCATTTACCCGGAAAGACACGGTTTGCGTTTGCAACAAGGACGGTCATAAAACGGTGCAAGTCGCCCGTAAGGGTGTCGCCCTGCACATCCTGCAATTCATTTGTGGTCGTGTCAATGGTCACATCGTATGTCACCCGGAAAAGGTCATATTGTATGCCCTCAAATTCCAAGTCATATTGAAATTCGTGCATACCTGTTTTCTTGACCTTTGGCAATCGGTTCAATTTGTAGTCACGCCCGAATATGGTTATCTTATCGCCAATGCCGTATGTTTGCGGAAATGGCGACACAACGGTTATGGAAACGGTATCTTCCGCATTCAATGCCCAATTCTGCTTTGCGGATGAAATGTCGGTTGCCGTGCGCCTGTTGGCTATCGGCACACGGCTTCCATTTGCTTTCGTTATAAATATGTTGGTTAAATTTTTTCCCATACGACAATGGCATTTGTTTCAAACAATGATATTTCATCAATGCAGCCGGTTATTACCGGGAAATAGTCACCATTCACGGCATAGTCATGGGTTATTTCCACTTCATCGCCGCAAATGTCATAATCGACACTTCCATCACCCCAATAGATGTTCACATATTTGTTTGAGGTCAATTTGACGGTGCAAGTCTTTGTTGATTCACCCACCCGGATATGCTTCAATACACGCTTCACGGGTTCAGGCTCAACCAACTTCAATTTGAACGTGCCAACCATCAATTCATCATTCCATTCTTTTGTGATTTCGATTGCGTCTTTGCAATACACTTCATAAATCAATGGCTTTACCGGGTGAATGTCAATTGTAAGGCGGTTTGTTCCTGTCTTGTCAAGCTGTTGTTGGAAAGAAGATACCTTTCGGATAAAATCCATCTTTGAATCTGCCTTGACAAAGCATGACAAGGTTATATCACGTGGTTCATAGAACTTGTGCATCAAATCAACACTTTCACCGTGATAATTATCCCAAGACAAAGAAGCCGGGGTCTTTAATTTCGGGCGGTTCAACACGCCGTCCGACCCGGACACATATACGCCATATTCTTTGAAATTTACGCCGTCAAGCAAATACCCTTGTTGCTTGCTGCTTGACATTTCATTGATAAGTTCGGCTTGTGTCAAGGCAATGTTGTAAAACTTCACATCATCCAACAAACCAAAGCCCCATGAACCGCCGTAATAGTCTTGATTCAAGGACACGCCAAGCAATGTGCCGGAATTGTTCACGGTCTTGACAAGTGAGGAATTGACGTAAAAATTGAACACACCCGACTTTTTCGTCAAAGCAAGCGAAAACCACGAACCGGGTTTGGCTTCAATGGGTACTTCAACATAGTTTTTCAGCCCGGAAAAGTTAAGTACCCATATCAACTTTTGAGGTGAACCCAATTCGGCTTCACGGTTTTGAACCCACATCATCATCGTAAAGTCGATTGTCATGTTAGGGAACACCGCTTTTGACACCTCGCAAGTGTCCGACCCGGCAAAAGAAATTGCATTGCCGTTTTTACCTGTGACGAAATGCGCCCCATTGACCGCCCCATCCGCACGGTTTTGGCTATAATCATACGCCACCAAAGAACCGTCACTTTCATCAAATGGCATTTGAAGAATTATGTTGTTCGCATCCATATCAATAAGTTTTTTTCTGTTTCTCTATGACTTTTATAGTTGCATCATCCATTGCATATTTGATTACCTGACCATTGCCGACATAATGATTTACGCACACTTTCGCCCGGTCGCTTGCGCAAACATTGACAACGGCATCATCAAATACATCAATGACCACAAAGGCATTGTCTTTTGCAATGACATTCAATTTGGCATTGTGCTTGGCGTATATCTCGCACACGTTGAACCCGGTTATTTCGATACGCCCACAAGTCGCCCCAAGACACACGCATTTGGGCTTATTTTCGATTTTTATATCATCGTCAAGGAAAACCCCGTATTGTTCCATTTTGCCCTTGAAATGCGTTCTAATGAAGCCGTTGTCGGGGTAATCATTGGCAAGGCAAAAATCAATGCCTTTCAAATACATTTGCGCCATCGCATTTATATTGTCACCGTTCAATGACTTCAATTCATTGTACCACGGTTTGCAAATGCCTTTTTTCTTTGCTTGCCTTGCAAGTTCTTTCGCTAAATCCATATCGTTTTGTTTTATAGTGAAACATATTCGATTATGACAAACCTTGCGACCTCAAAGAATCACCACTTGGGCGTTGCAATTCTCTGACCGCCGAAAGAATATCTTGAAGCAACCGATTGTAAGCCGTATTGTTCGCAATGGTGTTCAAGGCTTGCAGCGATTGCCGCAAGACTTGTGTTGCTTCCATTTGGTTTGTTCGGATTGCGTTCATTTGCCCGGCGATAATGTCGGCGGTTTCTTCTGTTACGCCTTTTACCGCACCTGTCAATGAATCTTCCGAATCATCGTCAATCTCCAAGTCTTTGAACAAATCCTTGTAAACATCCAATGCTTGATTGTAGTTGTTCGCCGCCGCTTGAACTTTGGCTTTGAAATCTGCAATCTCGGCATCCGTCAGACCATCAAAAATGAAGTTATCACCCGACCAATACCCCATATCGGTGTAAAGGCTATCCAATGCGCTTTGCAATTGGTTTTCAAGAAACTTCTTTTTCAATTGGTTTACAATGGCATTTTGCAAAACTTCATTAACCGTTTGTTCAAAGGCATTCGCCGCATCTTCACCAGCTTTGAATGCTTCCGTAAGGGAATCCGCCAATGTTGATGCAAAATCCTTTGCGTTGGTCTGCAATATGTCATTGGCGATTTCGTCATACATATCTTGAATTTGTCGGTCAAGTTCCGCTATTTGGTTTTGGTAATCTTGGATTTTCCCATTGTCGGTTTTCTTCTTTGATTGTTCATCGCTAATCATGCCACGCAAATGGGCTTGTTGTTGTTCCATGTTGTGAATCAAGCCCATTTGGTTGTTGTACACTTCCGCACCCAAAGCCTTATCAACCGCCCATTCAAGTTGTTCATAAGACGCTTTCAGCTTGTCGATTGCTTCTTGGTGTCGCTTGATTGACTTTTCCGCCTTTCTGTCACGGCTGTTGAACAAGTCAAATGCGGATGAAAGCAAGCCGATTGAACCTTGAATGATGGATAATGGGTTGCCCGTTGCGATACCGCTTGCAACCTGACCCGCTCCATCCAATATGCCGCCAATGTCACCGATAATGGCTTGCGTTTGCTCATCCATCGTGACACCCATTTTTTCAAGCCCGGACGTTACCGCATCGAATGCACCACCCACAAGGTCAATCGCACCGCTTGCGCTCTCAAACATATTCGTCAAGGCTTTTTTCTTGCTTTTATCATCCGCCGCCTTGCCATATTCCTTGATTGAGGAAATCAACGACTTAAACGGGTTGCGTTCCCGTATTTCGTTCTGCATTTCCTTGATTTTGTTTTTGAGGGTTTCAAGGTCTTTCGGGTCAAATTCGATACCAAGATAAGCCCCGTCAAGGTTGTTGATTTTATCAATCAGTTCTTGAAGTTTGCGGGTGCTGATTTCGTCAAGGTCGCCAAACATCAATTCCCAATCCGGGTGTGCCTGTAATTCGTCAAGGGCGAATTTTGAAAGGGCTTGCGCTTGCGCCCGGTCTATCGCTTCGACCATTTCCGTGTTCCCGGCTTCCTGTGCTGCACGCCGCTTTTCATCGTATTCATCAATGATTGCTTGCTTGCGTTCCTCAAAAGTGCCATATTCGGCAAGCATCGCATCATAATCGACACCGCCGATATTGCGGACATCCTTGTTGTATTGGGTTGTCCTGTTTTGAATGGCATTGTCTATTTCCGCACGTTGGGCATCGGTGGTTGCCTTTTCGCGTTCACGCATCATCAAGGCAACATCATCATTGAATTGCTGTTCAAGACGGCGTTTTTGCTCGACATAAGAAGCATATTCTTCAAGCAACGTTTCAGTCTGTTGCCGTGCTTGTTCCTGCACGTTGTTTTCGGCTTCATTCAGGGCATCAGCCTTTGCGGTGTCAAGTTCCGTTCCATCGCCGGACAATTCCTTTCGCCTTTGCTCAATGATATTGAGCATATCAAGGACGGTTCGGGCATTCGACAATTGGGCATTCAATTCTTCGTTGAACGCTTCCAATACGGTTTTCTTGGTTTCTTCTGCAATGGCATCATTAAGTTGCCGCAACTGCTTGTTTTGCGCCTTTGTGCGGTCTGACACATCAACCGCCAAAATTTGGTCACGCTGATTCTTCAAATAATCAATGTATGTCGCCCCCTCTGCAAGCAAGTTGGCAAATTCCTGATTGGCGGAACGGACAAGGACTTCATCACCCGAATTGACCCACTTCTGGAAACGCTGATATTCGGATTTGTACTTATTCAGCTTCTCAATGAAAGGGTCTTGGGTGTTGGTGGTTGTTTTGGTCGTGGTTGTAGTCTTTCGCCCGGTAATCGCATCCGCTTGCTTTTGCAGCTTTTCGATTTCCTGCATTGCCGTTTTGTATTCGGCATTGCTTGTCAAGTTCTTTAATGCTTCCTGCTTTACCTGAATGGCTTGTTCAATAGCCCCCAATGTGCCATCCGCATAAGTCTTGGTCGCATCAATCCCGGCTTGCTTTAACAGATTGAAGCCGTTTGATTCTGCATGGGCTGCATTCTCAAAACCCTTGGTTATTTCAGCCCTCAATGCGTCAAGTTGGGTCTTTGCTTCCGCTTTGGCTTCATTGGCAACCTCAATTTGCTTGAATATGGGTGCTTCATTAGCGGCGACACCGACCATCACATTTTTTGTCACGGTGTCCGGCATCGCGTTGTACGCCTGTTCCTGCTCTAACAAGGTTTTCACCTTTTCTTGTGCTTGTTGAAGATAAACCAATGCTTTTGCCTTTTCGATTTGGGCATTGATAAATGCTTGCTTGTTGGCGATAAGCAAGTTTTCAGCATCCGTAACCCCATTGATGGAAACACCCAATTCATCAAAAGCCGCCTTGTTATCCTCAATGAACTTCTTTTTGGCTTCCAAATCATCACCAAGGGCATTCCACTTCAAGGACAATTCTTCAATGGTCGCAATGGGCTTGTATGCGTTTTCCGCAAGGGATTTATAAAATTCTTGCGCCGCTTTCTTGCCCTCATTCGCCTTGCTGACAAAATGGGATATAACGGCAATCAAAGCCCCTATTGCGGCGGCAATCCAACCGAATACCGGGATTGACTTTATAGCCGCCCCGACCATTCGGAACGCCCCGGCAAGACCTATGTTCGCGGCTGTTCCGGCAACCGCCGCCGTTGCTTGCGCCCCGGTCGCAACCGCATTTGCACCTTGTGCGGCGGTGTTTCCCGTTTGTGCTGCTGTGTTCGCTTGTTGTGCGGCGGTGTTGGCGGGTGTTGCCGCCGTATCTGCAACGGTCGCGGCGGTGTCCGCCACGGTTGCAGCCGTTGCCGCGACTTGCTCACCCCTGCCGACCGCCAACAACTTGTTCCACCATTCTTTCAATCCGTTGATGGTGACAAGTTGGAATGCTTCATCTTTATCAAGGGCAAGTTGCACTTCTTTCAACCCTATTGTGATAGCCATTAAGGATTGAACTTTAAGCATAATCTTTTGCAGATTCTCGTTTTCACCGCTGAACAAGGCAACCGCACCTTGTGCCGCTGAAAATGCGCCTGACACGCCGGAAAGACCCGACAACAAGCCATCCCACATCCTTTCACCGCGCTTCAACATATTTTGTTGGGTCGTGACGGCATCCATCGCTTCCGACAATTCGCCCATTTGTGCTTGAAGTTCCTTATATCTTTCGGAACTTGTATCGCCTGCAAGTTCCAATTGCATCAATTCTTCACGCACTTCACGCAAGCGGGTACGGAATGAAACGTGGGATTGTGCCGCATTTTCGGCTTCCTGCGCCGCCTTTTCAATCTTTTGTGCTTCCGCTTCCAAGGCATCGGATTGTTCGCGCAATTCATTCAACAACTGCTTGCGAACCGTGACTTCACCTTTGATTGCATCCGCACGGTCTTGCAAGGCACGGTAATCATCATCGCGCCCGGACATGAAAGCATCACTTGCGGCACGGCTTACGCGGTCATATTCGGCACTCAACCGGGAAATTTCCTGCTCGTGTTCCTCACAAGCCGCGCCGATTTGCCCAAGCGTTGAACGAATGTTGGTAAGCCCCATTGAAGCATTGCTTGCGACACCTTGAAGATTGTTCAATTCGTTCATCAAGGCGACAAGACCTTTCCTTTCGGAATCAAGTTCTTGTTTCACCGCATTAGCTTGGGTCATAAGCACATTTTGCGCTTCACCCGGTTCAATCGCGTTTATCTTGGCGGTCAGGTCATTGTATGAATTTTCCAAGTCCTGAATCACCTTGCGTTGTATCTCGATACACTCGACTATCTCTTGCGTGGTCTTGTCCATAACATCACCGCTTCCGGCAACGGCATTGGAAAAGCCTTGCACGCGCCGCAATGTTTCATCAATAGCCGCATTAAGCTGACCATTGTCTAAAATGGATTTGAAAGATAATGACCCACCGTCTATTTCTGCCATATTACATCATACTATTAACGTAGTTCATAATTTGTTCGCTGTTGTCCTCTGTCAATTGAATTTCCGTGTCATTATTGTTATCCAAGTCATAACCCGGTGCATCAATCATCATCCTTTGAACAACCGACCACGGAATGCCGTGTAACAAGTAGTCATAAGTCCATCCGAAATGCTCACAAATCGCACCCCGGCGACCGTGCGGACTGTTTAACCCTCGTTGTTTTCCTCTATCCGAATCGGCATCGTGGTTCTTTCTGTTGAAATCAATCGAATAGAGTTCATAAAATCCCCAAGATTCCCCATCGTATTGACAAGGACATACAATTTGTATAAGGTTGAAGATTTGATTTTCCGGGCAAACAATGAAGTCAATGCTTCAAGTCTTTTCGTGTCCTCAACCCATCTTATGCCCGCCTTTCCGGGCTTGGGTATCAACCTATCTTCGCCAAGCACGGCAATGGCGACAATCTTTGCGCACCGCAATGAATGTTTGTGCGCAAGTGTCCTTGCCATCTTCATGCTGTCCATACCCGCTGACTTCATCGCGTTTTCATCAATGGCGATTTCCACCGATTCAGATGTAATGCGGTCAAGGGTCGCAAGGGTCATTTCCTCAATCTTGAATGTGCGTGTCACCTCTTTGGGCTTGTACCGCCTTATCAGACCGAAAAACTTTTTTTTCACCTCAAATTCGGTGTCTTTCAGTTCAAACGACACGCCCTTGTTGATAAGGGTGTTCAACTCGTTGCGTTCTTGTTCAAGTTGCTTCTTTTCGTCATTCATTACTTTTGAAAGTAAGAAGCCCCCGTAAGTTGTCACACTCCGGGGGCTTCGGGTTTTTGTATTAAACAATCAATGCACCCCGAATTACTCCTTGGCTTTCGGCACGCCGCGAATGGCTTTTCCGGCTGTAACCGCCATCGGGGTAACGGTGAAGTCCACAAGGAAAATTCCTGCCGCCGACATATCCGCATTTATGACCGCTTCAATGTCGCCGTTGGGAATCTCAAAGTCCAACCCCTGTTCAGATTCAACGAAAATTGCCTTGTTTGCGACAACTTCATTGCCATCATAACCCCACTTGGGATTGGACGAATCGCCCACATTCGCACCACCGACATAATCAATCAAATCTTGCACGTTGGCATCCATGATTGAGAATGTCAGGGTCGGGATTTTGCGTGACTTCTTGCGTACTTCCGGGGCTGCCATGCCTTCCTCGAAATGTTCCGTCACGTCCGCCGTTGCCTGTGCAATCTTACAAGTGTTCTTGTAAGTCTTGCCGATTTTGTTTAACTCGGACGGCATTGTTCCATTGGGTGCTGCCGTTCCAACCTTGATTTGGCAAAGACCAAGGGTTATCAAAGATGTTCTTTCTGCCATAACTTTTAATCAATTTGAATGTTCCAATCAATGCGAATGTTAGCAAAGTGTTGTTTGGTGTTCGGCTCATACATGATTGACATTGTGCCGGGTCGCATCTTCAACCCTTTGATGTTCGCACTTCTCACAATCGCCAAGACTTCATCCGTCAAGGCTTTCAAACGTGTGCCGTTTTCTGAAACCTGCATTTTCCCTTTTATCTTCTTGGGGGTGTCCGGCGTATAGATGTTGATGTTTGACGTGCCAATTTGCGGCAAGCTGTCTTGCCCCAAATCAACGGTGTTCACGACAATATCTTCATCAACTGAATTTTCCGGGCGTTCATCACGCACATAGCAACCACCCTTAATGGATGTTTTGCCATTGAGCAATGAAAACAAGATTCCATCCGTGTCAAATGTAGATTTCATTATTCGGCTGCACGTTTAATGTTCGTAATCAGTTTTTCAAGCATTCGGGGCAATTCCCGCTCTGCAAGATGTTCGGCACTTGATAGGACATTGTAACCCTTTGCTTCCACGTAAGCGGCATAATTCATTCCGGCGACCACAACAAGGGCAACACCCTTTGTTTCCTTTCCGACCTTTTCGGCGATTGTCTGACCAGACTTCATGCCCCTTGCCGCTGCTTCGCTTTCCGCACCGCTCGCCGCATCAAATTGGCTATGGATGGCGACACCATCAACAAAAACTTGATACCCGGTGGATGAAGTCAATGCCCCCGTTTGCATCATGTAGCCTTTGTTGTTCCTTGCTTCCGTCAAGCACATTTCGCCAAGCCTTTGCAGCCTTGCGATTTGCTTTTGCTCGACCATATCAAGGAAAGCATCAAACCTTTTCTTGACATCTTCTTTTGTAAAGTTTGCCTTTATAGCCATAGCCTTGAATGAAGTTGTGACGGGTCGAAATTCAAGCATATTCCGGCAATCCTTATGTCCGAACAACCCTTGTCGTTTGCAATTATCACTTTCGCACCTTTGGCAACCATTGGGCAAGTTTTGGGGCATTGGATAACAGATGTTGCCTTTTGGTATTCACCCCCGGCAACCTGAAATTCCGTGCCTTTGCCGTCCGATTCTTCACGGCACATCGAAATGAACTTGCGCGACACTTCACATTCCGTCCAATTGCCGTTTTCATCCTGTATGGATTCCCCGGCTTCTTCGATAAATAGGAAATGCGGATATTGCTTCACGAATGCCATATTACCAAATGTTTGAACGGTTGCGAATCTTGGGGCGTGCGACAAGCACATTTTCTTTGCCCAACTCATTGCACAAGGCGGCATAAAAGAGTTTGACGGCATCCATATTCCATGATATAGAATATCCGCCCTCCGATACGTTTTGGGTCATTCCTTTAAGGATTACGGACATACGGTTATAAACCGCCGTGTCACACGCCCTTACATCCACATCGGATTCCGCTTCAAGACCACCTTTAAGAACGATAATGTCAATATCATCTTCCGAAAGGTTAAGTCCGTTCAATGCTTTGGTCAAATACTCCTTGTTTGTCATACTCCTTTTGTCTTGCAAAGCCGTTAGGATGCTTTTACACATCCCAACGGCGAATGTTAGTTCTTATTCCAAGTTGTCGCATTGGTCTGCATCAACACGCTTCGACCTGAAAGATTCCAAGCCGGGAACAAGTTGGCGATTCCCTCCGTGACTTCCTGAACGGGCGATTCATTGGAATACTTCTTGACCAGCGTATGACCGTGCATTACCTTTTCGGCAACGCTTCCGGGCAACTTCTTTGCGTCAATCGGCTTCTTCCAATAGGTGTTTCCAAGCACCTTGCTTTCAGAGAAAAGAACAACATCATCTTCAAACGGATTTGAAGTAATGCGTGAACCATCGGCAAGTTCAATTGTGATTTCTTGGTCAATCACGATTATCTGCAAGCCACGGTAAAGTTCTTTCTTCTTGGCAAGATATGCGTTCACGGTCGCCAAATCGGGCGCATCCTGCGTTCCCGTTGCATTCTGAATGTAGGATGAACACTTCTTCCAAACTTCTTCCTGTGAAGCGAATTTTTCAAAGGTATCAACATTCATAAATGCGAACTTGTACGTTGCGCCAAACAACTTCTTGCCAAGTTTCATCGCCTTTGGAATGTCCTTGGTAAGCGGTTTTGCGCTTGTGCCGCTCGTGTATGCCGTTTCAACGCCAATCTTCTGTTCCGCCGGAATCAGATAATCAACGTCATATTCGGTAACGACCGCCGCATTGTTGGAATTGGTGAACTTGACCTTTCCAAGCGAAATTTGGCGCAATGCAATCCATTCCGCACGGGCTGCAACGCCATCCCAACAATACTTGGTATCTTCCGCCCAAAACTCGACAAGGGCACGCAAATCGGGGTTGCTGCTCGACATTGCGACCATTATGTCGTATTCGGTCAATTCATCTTCGTTCTTTTCTCGTGATATGGCGATTTTTGGTATATCGCCCTGAATGCGTGAAATCGCTTCACGGGTCTTGCGTGAAATTGTCGCACCCCTTGACACAAGGTCGGCGGCAATCTTCAAGCCGGATTGCGCTTCAAGCATCTTCCACGTCAAAGTATTTGTTTCTTTGAGTGGGAAAAGGGTTGGATAATAGTAATCTTTGAGGTCGTAAGTGCGGATTACGGCTTCCATGTCCTTTTCATTCAACCCAACCATCAATGATTTTTGCATATCGGTTTGCTTTTAGGGGTTACACATAAGCGATTGTCTTTAATGCCGACTTGATAGCGGCATTTACTATGGGTGCGGTTGCTTCTCGCACAACGCCGATAACCCATGCACTTACAAACAAGTTGTCGCCATCCTTGACATCTTCATTCGACCCGGCTATTGCAACCGGGGTCACTTTCAATGTCTTGTTTGCTCCGCTCGATTCAAACGCACAAGTTCCAGCCTTGACGACCGCACCAAGGGTCGTTCCAACGGTGATAACATCCTTTGCCGGGTCTGACTTGTCAATTGCCGTTATCTGCTGACCATTGCAAGCATCGGTTGCGAACCTGTCACCAACTTTGAAGTGGTGTCCTTTGGCAACCTCATACGTGGTTGCGGTTGCAATCGCTTCCGTCAATATCTGTGCGGTCTTGCAGACTTCAAACAATCCATCAGAACCAACGCCAAGGGGTGTTCCCTCGAACAACCCCGTGCCACCCAAATTTGCGACCTTGACGGTAACGCCACCGGGTATATCTGCAACACGGTGAAGAATACACTTCACAACACGGTTGTCCTTTTTACGGTCAATTCTCAATCCCATTGTTTTGATGAATTAGGTGTTAAACATCTTTGCCCGTGAACACGTTGTTTTCGGGCTTTTGGCTGTTAATGAAATCGGCAACGCCTTTTGAAATACCGCTTTCTTCCTTTTGGGCGAATAGCGGGCTTCCGCCGGAATTGCTCAAATCAATATCAGCCTTGTTTTGATTTGCCGTGGCAATGTCCTTTTCCTTTTCTGCCAAGTATTCGTTGAAGTCATCGTCCGTGTCGAACTTCATGCGGGCAAAGTCTTTCAAGGTTTGGTTCTTGAAATTCTCATCCTTGCAATTCGCCAACTTTTCGTTCAATGATTGAAGCCTTGACTTTGCAATGTTGTCACGCTCATAGCCTGACAACTTTTCTTGAAACGGCTTGACGGCTTCCGCAACGGCTGCTTTCACCACTTCTGAAATATCGTTCGGGTCGGGCTTTGGGTCGCCGGGTTCAACCTTTTTGCCCTTATCCACGAAGTCATACTTCTTTTTCAAGTTCGTTTCAAAGGTTTTGTTGCTGTCGGACACTTCCTTATCCACATCGGCGCGATACTCCTTGACAAATTCGCCCACTTGCGCATCGGTGAGTTTATCCACAAGGGCTTTCGCTTCATCTTCGGTTGCGCATTGTAACGCAAGTGAACGTGCCAATGCTGTCAAACCGTCCTTTCGCACGCCTGAAAACTTTGCAATCAGTAATGCTAAAATTCTTTCTTTCATTCCGATAATCTTTTTATAAGTTCACAAATCATGCGTAAAAGTAATGTGTTTTACTATAATACACCTTAAAAACATATATTGACTTATCCTTGATTTATCCACATTTTGCATTGCAAGTGCATTTTATTGGGGTTGAATGCTTGTTTTATTAAATATAATCATTACTTTTGCGGTGTGTTACTATAAAACACAATGCAACATTAAAAATTACGCAACAATGGAACAATCAATTTTCAACCTGTTTGATGCAATCAATCGTGAGGGCATCGACAATTCAACATGGGGGCTTTGCCAAGACATTGCCGACACACAAGACTATTTCGGCACAAAAGAATCTTTCGCACTTCAAGGGCAATTTGTGTATGTGTATGTAGCCCCGGATTCCTTAATGCCTTTTATGGATAGAACGGGCATCAAACCCACTTACACACTTTCTTTTGAAGATGATAACACCACTATCAACATTTACCAACTCTAAATCCTGCAACAATGTTAATCAAGGAAATAAAACAAGCACTTATCGGCAAAGTCCTTTCGTATTATGATGGATGGAATGGTTCAAGTGATTACTTCAAGATAGGGTATATCAAGGGGTGTGGCTCATGTATTAGTGTCTATCCCGAAAAGGGCAAAGGCTTTGGGGTCATTATTCCCAAAGCATACATTCCCAAACTCATAGAGTGTGGCGAATGCGTCAGGCACAATGAAGTTGAACGGTGTTCTTATGAAACAACATGGAAATTGCTATAATCAAAAGTGTTTTACTATAAAACAATAATAATGAACAATCAATTGATTGAACTTGAAAGGAAAGCAATACGATTCATTCGCAACGCTGAAAGACTTGCGTTGCGTATGGATGAAAGGGGTTTCCATGTCGCCTTTTCAGGCGGCAAGGATTCCCAAGTATTGCTTGCACTTGTCGAAATGGCGGGTGTCAAACATCATGCAGAAATGCAAGTCACAACCGTTGATTCTCCAAACCTAATGAAGTTTGTGCGCACCTATTATCCCCAAGTCCATTTGAATTTACCCAAGCTGAATATGCGGCAACTTATCTTGAAAAAGAAGATGCTGCCGACACGCCAAGCAAGGTATTGTTGCGCCTACCTGAAAGAACAAGCCGGGGGCGGGTGCTGCACTTGTACGGGCATTCGCCGTTACGAATCAACCAAAAGGGCGAAACGGCATCATGTGGAGCTTTTCGGCAACCGCAATGGATGGGAAATACAAGGTGAACAACTTGTTCAAGAATACCAAGGCGGCGAACAACTATTTGAAACGGATTGCGACACCAAAATTTATTGCGTGAATGGTAAAGACAAGGTGATTATTTCACCGATATTCGATTGGACGGACAAGAACGTTTGGGATTTCATAAAAGGCAACAATATGCCTTATTGTGATTTGTACGACATGGGCTTTCACCGCATCGGGTGTTTATTTTGCCCTATGGCTTCCGTCAAAGAGAAACGAAAGGAACTTGAAATGTTCCCACGCTTTGCCGAAAAGGTCTATATAAGGGCAATACGTGAACTAATGGAGCAAACCGGTAATTATTCAAACTTTGATTCACCCGAACAAGCCTTTGAATGGTGGATTTCAAACGAAAATGCCGCCGATTGGCTTTCTAATAAACGCAACCAACAAAATCTTTTCAATTATGATAACCGTAAAACTTTCTGAACTCAACAAGATTAGAATGTCCACCAATCCGCCCGAATGTGTTGTGAAAGCGGATTGCAAAGTAATCCTTAATGGAATGGTCAAACAATATATCGGCATAGGGTGGATTGATATTGCCCCAGCAATGCCGAATGATTATGAAACAATCCCGCAAGTAGTTGATTAAACCAATATAATTGCAATGGAAAAGACAAATTTTGAAGCACTCGCAAGCAAATATGGCTTGACGGTTGATTTCGTGAATGAACTTCACGAAAAGGTCATTGACAAAGAGAATTTCGCCCGTGCGGTTCGGATGTTCGCGGTCGGCTTGTTGCCTTATGACATGGCGACCGGGAAAGCCCCCATCAATGTTGCAGAATATCGGCACAAGGTCGCCCAAAATATGTGGGCGTTCCGGCGCAAGAAAGCGGAAAACATCAAAGCCGCAATGGAACAACAACGCAAGATTGTTGAGTATTACAACGGATGCAAGGCATTCACGTTGAAAAATAAAGCCGTCAAAGACGTTGTTTTCGTCAAGGATGGGCATTTGGTTGCCTTTGCCCATTTTGAGCCGAAACAAGGCGGTATTTACGGCGCAAACAATGAAGTAATGCCCAACTTCCGTTGGCATCCGCACGAATACTTGGCACGGCTGCGCAAGATGAATAAAGCCTTTTATCGGCAAGTCAAGAAAGCGGCGGTTAATTCGCCCCGTGAATGGTTCGATTTTAATTTGAAGTGATATGAAACAAAATTTAGAAAACATCAAGGTCGGTGATACCGTTATTTTTTCAATGGGTGGCATATATTGTTCCACAATTATTGATAAAGTCACAAGGGTAACACCAAAACAATTTGAAGTAAGGTCATACCGTTTTCGCAAAAAAGATGGTTCAATGGTCGGTGACGTTTATAGACATTGCCGATTGGCTACCGAAAAAGATATTGAGGATTTCAAAATGGAACAACACCGCAATTCACTACGAAACAAGATTTGTAAATTCTTCAAGTCGTATCAAAACATAGATTCATTGACTATTGATGAAATGGAAAAGATTAACGCCATCATAAGCAAACCACAACAATGAATGGAAATACGATATACCATGTTTGCTTTGGCGACAATGACCATCATTATTTCGGGTCTATCACCGCCATATTCGACAAGTTTACGCCTGTTGAATTGGGCGTGTCAAAGTCACGGTTGTGGTCTTTCGGAATTTCCGAAAACAAGCCGTATCGGAATGACAAGTGCATCATCTATCGGGGCATAATACACAGAAAGAAAACCAACCGCAAACCGCCAAAATAAAAGGGATTGGGGCTTAATGCCCCTTTCCCTTTCATTCGTTGTTTTCCGCTTCAAGTTCCGCCTTATACTGACTTTGCACGGCTTGCAACAATTCATCATTGTTGGTCATTTCTGCATACTCAATCAAGACGTGGGCATTAAGTAGGGGGTATTCTTCCAAGTCACGAAAGAAATCTTCCTTTGACACGACCAAATCATTGATTATGCTTTCATCATTGCAGAAATCATAAATCGTCTTGTTTTTTAAGTTTGAATAATCCATAATGTTGTTATTTGAATGGTTCATAATGCAAAATTACTTTATAATTCCCTCATTTTTAAGGTAGTTTTCTATGGTTGTTGTGCTTGCACCTCTCCGACACATCGCAACAATCTTCTTCAATTGTGCCTTGCCTATCTTTTTGCCATTAGCACCCTTGAATGTGTCAAGTCCGCCATCCAATAATGCTTGGATTGCCGTTGTTTCTTGCTCTGAATACTTCAATGCAAACAGATTCTTTTTTGCAGACTGCAACACTTTGTCCGGGTCAAGACCACATTTTTGAATAACATAATCATAACCCAATACACGGCGATTATAACCCGTTGAATTACGATTGTTGATGAATTGCGGTTGGGGTGTCTTGGCGCATCCCAATTTAGAATAAAATTCCGGCAAAGTCTTTCTTGCCACAAATTCATTCATCATTTCCATCACATCGGTTTGAATGCTTGTTGTGTACATATTTCCCGGAACATTGCGGTTGTGGGTAATCTCATGCCATAATGTCGCCATTGCATCGGCTTCAAGGTCTGTTATGGTGTCCGACTTGCCTTGCCCGATTTTAGCCAATGCCGACTTAACACGCTGCAATCTGTCGGGGGTAAGCCTTATCCGACCATCCATGTATGTGTCACCATTAACGCCACGCCGGGTTGTAGGCGACAACTTCAAATCACCATTAGCAAACCATTTGTCGGTTGTAAATTCTGCATTGATGGATTTGAAAGTTTCATCAACATCCGCATCCGTCTTATAGTCGGTCTTAACGGCTCTATGTGGAATATCCTTGCCACTTTTGCCTTTGGCTGCATCAACTGCCTTTTGGATTTCCTGTTGGAATTTAACCAATGTGTCTTTGCATGAAGCCTTTGACATAATCCATTCCCGTTTGTCGCCTGTAATGGTGGCAATCAATTGCAGCATATCGGAAACGTCAATCTTGTACTTCCGGGCTTCTTTGACCGCTTCATTAGCATCATTGATGAATGCCTTATATTCTTGCTTGGCATTTTCAACACGTTTTTCCAATTCGTCAATCGCCCGTAAGATGTTGCTTGAATCAGGCGTTTTCATTGCATCGTCAAGAATGTATGTATTCAAGCCCCATTCGCTGCACTTGGCACGAATATCCGCATCCTTTTGTTGAATTTCTGCCGCTTTCTGTTGAATGGTCGCAATTCGGTTGGGTATTCTTACAATGTCCTTTTCGGCAACATACTTGTCAAGCATTTGCAATTGAACGGTCAAGCCCCACTTGCTTGCCAACATCCTTGCTTGGGTGATTTGTGGCATAAGGGCGTTAAGCTGCTGTTGTACCGGGTCAATTTGCTTCTTGGTTTCAAAGTTCAACCCTTTGGATAACTTGCCGTCCGTGAAGTTGTCTTTGATGAAATAAGGCGTGGAACTCCAATTTGCTTGCGCTTCTTCATGTTCCTTGACCCACTCTTTGAAGCCGTCCGGCACATCGACAACGACATTCTTTGCTTCCAAACGCTTGTATTGAGTGCCACGCAATGCCGCTTTGAGGTCGCCCAACTCATTTTCATCAAAGGTTTCTTCATCCATCAGGATTGGCACGGCGTAACACATACATTGCGGGTGCCAGCCCTTGAACTTGAAATGCTTTGGATAACGCCCTTTTAGCTTCTCGCAAATGTCACACTTGCACAAGGGTTCATGGTTTGACCTTTTGACCTCAAACCCCACGACAAAATCAAGGCTTTGCCAACGCAAATAATCGCTTTCACGGTATGCCATATTGATTTCAGACCGTGTAAGCCGGGCGGCATTCTTTGCGCTTGACCTGTAAACACCACGTCCGGGGTGGAATGCCCTTGCAGCCTTTGACAACACAAGGTTGCCCCGCTTGTCACGCACACGGCGGAACAATCGGTTGGGGTCTTTCAGGTTCTGCCGGACATCCCGTGAAAGTTGTGCCGCACTTCGACCCTCACCCAACCCGGCATCAAGGGCGGCTTCAAGTTGTTCACGGTATTGCCCAACATACTTCCAAATACGTTGTGAAAGGTTCATTCCCTCAACCTTGCGCCCCTGAAAGGTTTTCAAGGCATCCAAATTTTGGTCTTGCATCTTTTTCAATTGCGCCTTGCTCAACTTGGATGTATCAAGTATTGAGGAAATGAAGCCATCATTCTTGCTGCAAGCAAACAACCATTGCTTCTTTGACCCCGTTTCAATGACCGTTGTAATGCGGCTTGCAAGTTGCTTGGTGACACTTTGCATAACCGCCTTGACACTTGGGTAATCATCGAAAGAAAACGGCTTGTCGGGGTCATATTTGCCCTTTGCCGCCGCCCTTGCTATTTCGGCGGTCGCCTTGTCAAACAAAGCATCAACGGCTTGCGTGTATTGCTCCGTTTGCCTGTAATGTGCGGCATCGAATGTCTGCACCGAAAATCGCTTTACTTTCTGCCTTTTAGCCATTGCCCCTTAATTTGAAGTGTTCGCATTGAGGGTCTGACAAGAACTTGCTATATTTCCCCTCTTTGTGGAAAGGGCATTTGCACATGAACAATTCACCTTTCCAATTCTTTTCGTGCCAATCGCATGAATGCGCACAATCCCGGCATTGATATTTTGGCGTTTCAATGACTTTCCTTTTCATCACGCATCCCCTTCAAGTTGTGGTTCACCGATTATGAACGAATTTTCACTTGTCATTTGGTCTTTCAATTTCTGCATGGTCAATTCAACATTGCTTGAAAGTCCGGCTTTCTCGACCGATTCTTCTTGCGATATGACGGGCTTGTTGCCATTAGCCGTAAGCCAATAGTTCAATTCGTCAATCTCACTTGTAAGCATATACGGCACAATTTCGGGTTCAATGGCAATTGTTTCACAATCCGTTTCCAATGCGTTGTTCATCTTGCCGATATAGGCAAGAATGACATTCACACGGCGTTGCAAATAATCATCGAAGATTTCCCGTTTGTCTTGAACTTTTAGATGGGCATCCATGAAAAGCAACTTCAATGCAATGCCGCTTATAGCCCCAAGCCCTTTGACCGAATCAAACGAAATATCCGGCGTTTGGGTGATTGTATAAATCATCTTCAAAAGGGTTTCAATCTCCAACTTGACGGCTTCCGGGGCTGACTGCCAAGACACATATTGCATGGTTGCACCATCTTCACCCTCAATGACTGCACCGCTTTCGCCTTTCTTTGCCCATCCTTTGATTATGCCCGTTGTGAATATCTTGGGGCTTGCGTGATAGTCGTTGGTATCAGCAAAGTTCGATAACAAGGTTTCCAATCGGTCAATCAATTTATCGACATCTTCCGTTTCAAATTTCGGTTGGTGTCCGTAAATGATAGGGATTTTGCCTATCGTGATAGGCTTTGGATAGCCCGGTGCGGCTTCATAGCCATTTTCCCCATTAATCCACAACCAATGTTCTTTGTCTGTGAATGTTTCAAAATAATCAACGGCATTTTCCCCGGCATCCTTTCGGCTGAAAGACCGTGAAAAGGCTACCATGTCGCCCGTTTCGTCAAAATAGGGGTAAAGGGTATCACCATAAGCGGGCGAAAACAAGGCACAACGCAACTTGTGTTTCGACTTGAAGCCATATTTGGAATTGGGCTTATCTACCGTGTACCAATACTCCGCACATTCCTTGTAACCGAAAATGGAACGACCGATTTTGCGGTTCAAAGAAGTGCTTTTGACATCATACAATATGCGGTTCAAGGCAAAGACAATCGCCGCTTCATTGTCATTGGATGGGGTCGCATTGTAATTGATAGGGTTGCCGAAACAGAAAGACACGGCACGGTTTATTATCAACCTTTGAATGGCAAGGGCAATTCTTGCAACCTTTTCCGTTCTGTAATTGGTACTTTCGCCATCCACCGTGATAATCTTTTGCGCCGATTCCGCTTCATCGTCGGCATCAATCTTTACCCGTTTATCCTTGCGAATAACCGGGTCGTTAATATCATGCAACTTGGGGTTAAGTGCCTTTTCTGCACTCTCCACATCAGGTTGTGGAATGAAACGGCAAGACTTCAATTCCGAAATCACATCATTTGCCGTTGCTTTCTTGAAAATTTCGTCAATTGGCATATCGTTATTGTTTTATAGTGAAACACTTTAATATCCAAAAAGCCCCGCCACATCCGATTTGCGGTGGTTTGCTCTTTTTTCGATTGTTCCCGTCAATGCGTCCGGGGCATCATCATGTTCATTTTGCCCGGCTTTCAAATAGCCGCATATCGCCTTGGCAAATTCAGGGAATAAGGTTTTCCAGCCTTGCGGCATAAATGTAAGGTTCTGCACCATTGCCGAATGTTGGTATATCCTCGTATCTTTGTTTTCGGTTTGGTGAAATGCCGTGAATGCCGTTTTGCCGTTGCCCATAAGTCGGCATTGCTTTTCAACATTGTTCTTGAAAAGGCGACCGCCGTTGTTCGCTTCGACAATGCACAAGGCAACGCCGTGTTTGGTCAGCATCTTTGCAAGTGCGGGTTCTGTGTACTCAACCGGGCGTGTCGTGTAAAGTACATCCACAACATAATTGGCAACATCCGTTTCATCATAGACAATGGCGCACAAATAATCTGCGCCCGTGTCCGCCGTATCGACATAACATTTCCGCTTGACATACTTTGTCGCCGGGCGAATGGTGTATTCAACAAAGCCGCTTTCGTACATAAGTCCGGCACGGGGTTGGGGGTCTTGTTGATACAAGGATTCAAACACTTGGGGATTGCGTTTGCGTATCGCTTGCAGCTTCTTTAAGCTGTGTCTTTCTTCCCAAAGTGCTTCACCCTCTTTCCGTGGGTCATACTCTGTCGGCTTGTCCTCTTTGATAGCCTTGTAAACGACAACAACCCACCCATCGGGATTGTCTTTGGGGTCATATACGCCTTGTTGCCGTAACAACGTACCCGCCAAATCATCTTCATGCCATCGTGTAAAGACAATCAGTTGTTGGGATTCATTGTGAAGTCGGGTTTCCGCAACCGTATCGTACCAATCCGACACACTTTCACGGACAATGGGCGACCATGCCGTCTTTGCGTCCTTGTAAATATCATCCATGATAAGAATATCAACGGGTTCACCTGTCAAAGCACCACCGACACCAACCGTCTTGAAGCTGCCCCGGTGTCCTACAATCTCGCATTCATCCGCATTGCGCAACCAAGACCCGGCAATCGTGGTCACATTGGCGGCATTAAGGTTAGTTTCCGGGAATATCTCGTGGTATTCGGGGGTGTCGATTATCCTTTGGATTTCACGGTTGAACTTTCTTGCTTTGGGGGCATTGTAAGACACAATCGCCAACCGTTTTTCAGGGTCATTGCCAAGAAGAAAGGCGGGCAAACGCCTTGTTGAACCCTCGGATTTACCATGTTGGGGCGGCATGAACACCATCAATTTGCGGATTTTGCCTTGCGCAAAGTCTGTCAGAACCTTGTAATATCGGCGGTGAAAGTCCGCCGGGCGGAATGTGGGCATGGTGGCAAGGGTAAAACGCAACAAATCGGAACGGCTTTCACGAATAAGCCGTTCTTTCAATGCCTTACAATACCGTATCTTGTCAGCCCTTTGCGCCATTATTCTAACTTCCTTTGCAATTCCGCAATTTCATTATCCAATTCTTCATCCGACTTGCCCGCAAACAAATCCTTTCCGTCTTTGCCTGTAACCTCGGTTGTCTGTCTGTTTCTCCAATGTTCTGGGTCGCCATTCGTCAAGGTGAATATGATTGCCGCTGTGTCCGCCTGAATGTGCTTCTTGGTGGTCGTTTGCTCCTTGATTATCGGCTTTGGGTTGCCCTTTTCATCCTTTTGCTTGCTTGGAATGGTCACAACCTTTGTTTCGGTCACATCGTAGCCCTGTATCTTCTTCAACAATGATTTCTTGGCTTCTTGAACAAAGAATTGCATTCTTTCATCCTTTGCTTGCTCGATTGCATCGGCAAAGTCGGGGTAATCATCCATCCATTGATGGTAAGTTTTCGGGGTGATACCCACTTGGCGGCATATTTCGGCAATGGTGAACGTGTCCGACTTGACAAGCCCGACAATCTTTTCAACTATTTTCTTACCGTATTTCGCCATGTTACGCCTTTTTTAGTCCATTTTTGTCACTTTCATTACTTTATTCTTTCAATTCACACTTAAAGCCCCTTTCTTGTAACTCATTGAATAACAAAGACAACTTGGTCACATCACCGCATTCAACAATCAACCTTGTATCAATCACCTTTTTGCCGGGGCTTTCTTCTTCATTCTCGTTTTCATCTTGGGCATCCATAGCAACGCCCCAATCTTCCGGGTCAAAATCGAACTTTTCCGCTTCCTGCATTATCAAGTCCGTATCAAAAGAAAGGTTCGCTTTGCTTGTGGCGTTGTCCGCAAGGGCAAGTTCACGCCCCTTTGCCGAATCAAGGTCAATATCTTTTCGCTTGACCGCCACAAGTGAATTGCCGTCAGTTTCAACAATGATAACATTGTCAAAGCCAATGTCGGCGGCTTTTTCGGCTGTCTTGTTCCCGGCGATAATGCGGTTGTTCTTGTCGATAAGGATTGACCGACCAAGCCCAAATTCCCGTAAGGATTTATCCATCAGGTGTTCGCCAAACTCCGTTCCCTTGTTGAAATTCTTATTGTCCGGGATAAGGGTTTCAATACTCGCTTCGATTATTTTAGTAGCCATGACAACACGGAATGGATATTGAACAACACACAAACAATCAAGGCTACCAAAGCCCCGCAAAGCGCACCAATCATGGTGAAGATAAAGTCCATCAATTCAACCGTGCCGTGACCTTTGGAATCCCACCATTCTTTGATTGCTCCGGCAAGGCTTCCGGCTACAAAACCGACCAAAGCCCCAAACAAGACACCTACAACAAGCGCAATGGCAAAGCCGACATAAAAATGTTTCCGTTTATCGGGTTGTTTGGCGGCTTCTGCAAGGTTTTCCCATGTTTGAATGATACTTTCCTTTGCCTTTCCCCAAAAAGCCAAAATGCGGGCTTTTAACGGGGCTTTTTCAAAGACCATTTCGCCCGAAACAAAGACGGGCGGTTGTGTTTTCCCCGAAAGGACACCAAGCCACACTTTACCGCCGAATAAAATGTTCATTCGTTCCTTGAAAGTCGGCTTCCAACAAGAAACACATTGTTTGCCGTCATTCCACACGTGCAATGATGAACATTCATTGTCTGACATGGTGGACGGCTTTTGCAATACCTTTGTGGATTGCGGAAAATCAATTGGTTTCATCTGCTTTTGAATTTAGTTTGCAATGCAATTGCAAAATTAAAGGGTGTGTTACTATAACACACCCTATTGCAAAAAAAGTTAAGCATAAGTTATCCAACTTTTACCTTGATAGGCAAGCCCGAAAACACCCACGCAAGCAAAGCCGCATCACGCCCATCTTGGTTGGTGCGCCCGGTCAAGCCTGTAAATGAAGCCAATTCTTCTTGGGTAATCTTTCGGTCTTTGCCTTTCCAACACTTGACCAACGGGGCGTGTTCCAAGACGTTGATTCCGTAATGCTTGCACATTTCGATAATCTTGCGCCCTGTTTCATGGTTCGCCCCGACATCCTTTGCGATTTTTTCCGCCCGGTGTCCTTGCGCTTCATGGAAATTGCTTTTCTTGACCATCCATCCGGCTTCAACAACGACAATCAATGTTTCGCCTTTGTCAATGCCTGTCTTTTTGCAGAATTGCAAGTAATCCATCAATTGCGGAAAAGCCAAGTTCGACACTTCCAATTGCCGTGTTGTCGGTTTGAGGAACGCCACGCCCGATTTTCCTTTGTCGGGGTCAATGGCAATGATGTTATCATATTTGCACCTCATGTCACACGCAATTAAAATGGCAAATCATCATTCGCATTGTCGGATGGTTGGGGTTGTGCTGCCGTTGCGCCTTGCTGTTGGCTGTTGGATTCACCTTTCAGACCGCACAAGGTTACTTCATTCGCATTGACATTGACGGCGATTTGGGTGTTGCCGTGCTTGTCTTGATAGGTTTTCAAGGACAAACGCCCTCGGACAAACACTTTGCACCCCTTTTTCAAGTATTGGGTAAGACCGCCGCCGTCACCATACCACAAGACGGACACCCAAACCGTTGATTCCGTCACGACACCTTGGGCATCCTTTTTCCTTTCGGAATGGGCGACATTGAATGACACATACTTTTTGCCGCTGAAATCCTTGATTTCGGCATCATTCCCGATATTGCCAATTACTTCACATTGAAACATATACGTTTGTTTTTAAGTTATACAAATACATTCCTTTTGTTATGCAAGTGCATTGCATTTGCTTGTCAATACGCTTTGTTATGCCGGATTGGGCGGCTTTCGTTGTAGCGCATCTTTTGCATAATGTGCCACCACAAGTCTATATCCAAAGACTTTGCCCATTCATTGACATACGCAATACCGAATTGAATGCGCTTTTCAATGCCTATCACGTCACGGGAAAGACCCTTGCACAAGGCAAATGCGTTTTCGGTAAAGCTGAACTTGTCGAATGCCCGGTAATATCGGCAAGGCTTCATTTTCTCGAAGTCAATTCCCAATGCCCCGGCAAGGTCGAAAAGGCGAATGGCGACATCCGCCATTTCATCTTCAACGGTGTTCTTTACTATTGCTTCAAACGCATCTTCAAATGCTTTGCCTTTCCCCATGTCCTGTTTGATAATCAGCTTTGCGCCGACCCCTGCTTTGTTACGCTTGCGGTCAGCTTCCACCATTTCGGCGATTTCGGTAATCACAAGCATCAAAAAATGTTCGTTGCTTCTTTTTTCATCCCAAAAGCCGTGTTTTACGGCATTGGAATGCACTTTTTCGGTCAAATCGTTGTAAGTCATTTCTTGAAGTTTTATATGTTAATAATACCCGGTCAAAACAATTTTGGCGTGAAATGCGATAAGACTTGTTCTTTTGCCGCCTTGTAAAAGTCTTTCTTAATTTCAAATCCATAACCCTTTCTTTGTAGGTTTGCCGCCGCCAACAATGTTGTTCCACTTCCGGCGCAAGGGTCAATAACCACATCGCCGGGGTCTGTGAATATGCGAATCAACCGTTCAAGCAATGGAACGGGCTTTTGGGTCGGATGCACTTTGGGTGTTTCGTTATCCCTTATCCAATCAAAGCAATTAAAAACCATCCTGCCATCATTATTGAATTTGGGTAATTTGTCACGGTACAACAACACCCCATATTCGCAATTGCCAACGATTTTTATGTTCGCTTTCAGAACTTGCGCGGAAAAGTTCTTTCGGAACACAAGATTGATATAATGGTTAAATCCATATCGCTTGCCAAGTTCTATGTATTTGAATTGTTGTTCAAACTCACAAAAAACTATCATGCAAGGGGCTTTCCCCGGCTGTTTAGGCTCTTTTATAAGCATTTGCGAACAAAAGTGCATAAATTCAGCCGGGCGAAAATCCTTATCCGTGTCGAAAAACTCTTTTCCCGCCTTTTCCGATTCTCCGTTTTTGTTATCCCCATCAACATACCATGCCGGATTGCTTGCATAAGCATTCACGCCCAAGTTATATGGCGGGTCGGCAATGATTAGTTGCGCCTTGGGGATTCCATAAACTTTGAAGTTTTGGAAATGGTCGTTGAATAGTTCTATATTTTTCATTGCTTGTTAGTTACAATGTCAAACACCGCCTTTGTCAAGTTAATGTCATACAAGGCATTGTGCAATGATTCACTTTCAACATCAACACCAAGCGTTTTGGCGACCGTTGATAACTTGAAATTCTCCATGTCGGGGCGGCGTGTCGCAAGGTATGCGGACGCAAGCACCATCACATCAATGGTGTTCGACCAGAACCAAGACCCAAAGTAATTGTCGCCGTTCTGCAAGAAGAAACCGCGCAAAAACTGATTGTCGAAAGCCGCATTGTTATAACCGACCAAGAAGAACTTGTCTTTCTTGTTGTACTTATCGACATACTTTTCAAGCATCGCAACAAATTCGGAATATACTTGTCGCATTGGCGGGTATGCCAACACTTGTTCACGTGTTACCCCTGCAACTTTCAAGGCTTCATCTTCGATTATCGCCCTTGGGTTTGGTTGAACGTGAAAGTCGAATTGTTCTTTGGAAACACCATCAATCACGATTTCACCCGATATTTGATGGATTCCATTCTTGCCGGGATTTACCCCGGTCGTTTCAAGGTCAAAGAATAGTAACTTCATTGTCTTTTGTTTTATAGTGAAACATTATTTTCTAAATCTTCGATAACCATTGTTCCCATATTCTGCTTGCCACTTGTGCCATCATTACGGGCGGCACGGACATTCCGCACACATAATGGGGTTTATTACCCGCAAAATTGTAGTCTTGTGGAAATGTTGCAATTGTCGTCACTTCTTGGGGCGAAAGATAAAACGGTTTATCATAATGCACCGTTGAATCTTCTTTTCCCGTAAGAGTATTGCACACACGGTCAAGGAATGCAAATTGCGTGTTGAATGTCAATCGCCGTCCATAAAGCCTTGTTGTTACATCACCAAAATCATCATCGGTCGGCAATCTTGATTCCCATCTTTTCCGCATCTCCTTTGATTTTATTTCACGACCAACGCCCGCAACGACATCGGAAAACATAATTGGTGCTTCTTTGAAGTCAAGGTCTAATTTCGGCACATCATTGAAAAGGCTTTGCATCACCAAAAATGGGGTTGCAAGGTCTTTCCGTAAACAGATAAAGAAAACCCGTTCACGCCGTTGCGGAACACCCATCTTTTGTGCATCAAGCAACCAATGTTGGCAATAATACCCGGCATCCTCGAAGCCCTCGTATATCCGTCTTACATAATCCTTGGCTTCACCAAGCAACAACCCCTTGACATTTTCGGCGACAACGACTTTGGGTTGCAGCTTCTTTGCAAGGTCTATGAAGTCGAAAAACAAGGTGTCTAAAACTTGTTCGGCTTGCCCCTCTCTAAACTTCTTCATTTTGCCCCAACTTTTTTCACGCCCGCAATTCACACCAGCCATCGAAAATGTAGAACAAGGCGGCGACCCGTCCAAAATGTCAAGATTGTACAATTCGGGCGGTAAATCCGTTCTATCCTTGAATGTCTGTATCGGTTCAAGGAAAGGGAACTTGGGGTTGTGGTTCTGACAATATGCGTACATCATGCGGTGGTCTATCTCATTGCACCCGATTACATCGAACCCGGCAAGTTTGTAACCCATAGAACTGCCCCCCCCACAAGCAAAACATGAAAAGACCACCCCTTTGTCTTTGGTGAAGTGGGCATCTTTCAAAGTCCAACGATAATCGAATTTATGCGGTTTCATTTGTTTTATTCAATATATTGTTTACCCTTGTCGCCATATCCCGGAATTGCGGATTGTACTTGAAATCATCATCATACTTCCGCAATAAATGAAGCATCGAAGAATGGTCACGGCGAACATACTTGGCTATCTGTGTCAGCTTCATTTTTCGCTTGCGGCAATGATACACGAATATCATCCGGGCAAACACCCCGTCACGCTTGCGCGACTTGGTGATATATTGATTGAAGCGTAACCCCGTCACTTCATGGATTGCATTTTGTATGCGCAAGATTGCCTTGTATTCATCATTTAGAATGATTATGTTTGATTCAAACAATACATCCTTGCCCGTGCGGTTGGCAAAATCAAATTCTATTGAAGCCCCGGTTGAAGTAGTCCAATTATCCATCATGTAGATTGCATCACACGAATGCAGCATTTCAATATCCTTGCATAAATGTTTTATCCATTCTTCATGGGGCGCAAGACCATTCTTTAACGGGTTTATCACTTCAAAGCCAAGTTCCGTCAATAAGGCTTCCGCATCTTCAAACCTTTGTTCGGCTTCCTTGTAAGGCAAGCCGCTTATCTTTCCTGAAATGTATATCCTCATGGCTGCAAGTTCTTTTGATGGTTATGCAAAAACTTATTAACGAAATACACTTGACCCTTGCCCGTTACCTTGGTCGTGTTGGATATAAGAGTGTCGCCGTTTGGCTTCTGAATGGTTGTCTTCTTTATCTCGAACAAGCCCATTTCCATTGCCTTTTGGGTCGGTTGATTATACCTTTCACCATATTGGCACAAATAACCATTATCACGCAACCATTGGAAAAGCCGCTTTTCGCCCGTCTGGACACCGTTTTGGCATATTATCTTGGCAAGTTCACCGATAAGCACGGATTGTTTGGCGGTTTCAACCGCTTGTGAGAATAGGACACGGGGCGCATCGGCTTCAATCTGCTTTTGTTGCCGCTCGATTTGTTCCGCCTGTGCCGCTGCAAGGCGTAATGCTTCCGCAAATGATTGGGGTATCGCCGGGGCGGTGGGTTGTGTCACTTGCCGCACGACCTTTTCCATCGCATTGAATTGCTCAATGAATGCAACCTTGAATTGCATTGCTTTTGCACCCGTCAAACCCATTGCAAGCAAGGAAAATCCGTCACGGTTCATTATGAACATCGGTCGTGATTTGCCTTGTGCATCACAATAACTTGATTCTGCAAACCATCGGCGGTGGGCTGAATTTTCAGCCGACCCCAAGATGTTTCTTATTGCTTGCATAATGTTCTTATGCTGTTTGCCGAACACCTGTGCGACTTTCAAAGAATCGGTCACGGGTGTACCTTTTTCGGTTTTATAGACAGCATCTTGTTGAATGATAATACCGTCCATTGTTATATCGTTTATTAGTTATTTATTCCGCATCATCATCAAAATAATCTTGGTTTTCATCCAAGAAAGCACCCAACGCATCATTGCAATATAAACCCTCGCAAATACTATCGCATAGATGGTCGATTTCGCCTTGTTTCCACGGGCAATAATCACATAAATCATCGCCCAATGTCTGTTTCAATTCTTCATTTGCCATTTGCTTCAAGTTCTATCTTTGCAATTGCTTTGAGTTCTTGAAGCCGCTTTTTCAACACTTCCACTTGTTCATCCATTACCTGAATGGCAATTTCGGGCGATATGTTGAAAATGCGCATTGATGAACATATACCATCGGGAACGCCCAATTGCATACCCTTTCCATATTTGCCGAAACTTGATTCATTTTCAGCAATGGGGCGTTGGTCTTTTTCCGCACGTTCACGCGCCTTTTTGACTTCCTCGCACATTTCGGACTTGATTTTTCCGATTTCTTCAATCTGTTGGTGGCAATTGTAAATTTGCCTTGCTGTTTCTTTTGTTATCATAGTTGTTAAATTTTACGTCTGTCTTTTCCTTTGATTTCAAAATAGTTGCACATTTCCCGAAGTCGGCTTGCCACACGGTCGCCATACCTGTTGGATAATGCTTCACCGTTGATTTTAAGATTTGAAGTGATAAGGGTTAATTCATCGGTCTTGTCACCTCTGTATTCAAGCACATTCCGCATCACATCAAGGCGATTGCCCATGTACATTGATTCTTGCGGCTCGCTGCCTAAATCCTGAACACCAAGAATGCCTTGTGTCTTGAACCGTTGGATGTTCCCATCTTCAATGAACCTGTCGCAAATTTCATCCGCTCGAAAGGTTGCCCACCACAAAGGGCGTGTCGTGCTGTCTTTCTCCATTGACACCCGGAAACCCCATGCAGCACTATATGCAAGCATGATTTCAAGACACCAAGATTTGCCCGAACCTGTATTTCCCGCAATGTAAATTCCACGTTTCAAATTCCCCGGAACAATCTGCCTTGTTTCCGGGTCAAGGCATCGCATTGACGTGTCGCAATGACACCATTTGATGAAGTTTTCGTAAGTGAAGCGGTTTTCATCGTCAATCACAAACTTTGCGTTTCGGCTTTTTCCGATTGCTTCAACAATCTTCAATGCTTCTTCAACGTCATATTGCAAGTATTGGTAACGGGTAATGCCGACAAACAACCCACGTTGCTTCACGGCTTCCATAATTCGCCCGATACTTGGCATCTGCACTTTCACGGACTTTTGATTGCCGTCCTTGTCTGTTATGGTATCTTTTATATCCATTCGTCATTGCATTTTTTTGTTACACTTGCTTTTCTTGCCGGGCGTATATTGTCACGTTTCGACCATGTGACAACCGCCATCCGCCAATCTTTCATCTTGTTTTTGCCGACCATCCAACCTTTGCTTTCGTAAAATGCAATGAATGCTTCCGCATCAACTGAATATCCTTTTTCTTGAATGTAGGATTGTACTTCTTCCAAAGTAGGGGGGCAAAACCGTTTGACGGTTTTTGCTTTTTCCCTTTCTATATCATTAGAATCTTTACTTTCCTTTTCTTTACTTTTCTTTTCTTTGGATATATCTTGCATTGCATTTGCATTCGTTTTGCATTGCTCTTGTTGGGCTTGCATTGATTGCCAACGCTTTATCGCCGCAAGTTTTCTTGATTCCGAAATGGTCTTGCGTTTTTCAAGACGTGCATTTACCGAATTTGACCAAAACTTTTCCCCGTCATTTTGGAATAATCCAAAGTCTTGCACAACACTTTCTACAACCGTGCTTTCCACGTGCAATGCAAATGCAATACTTTTGCATGATTTCAGGGGCAAGAAGCCGTCTTGTTCATATAGTTGTTCAACAATGCACCAAAACACACCAATTCCAGTTGCGCCGTGTTCAATCAACACGTCTTGCAATTTTGGGTCGTTCCGGGCATTGTAATCATGTTGGAAATAATACACTTCTTTCATCGCTTGACGTGTTTTTGTGATTCACCGATACCGAACAACGCAAAGTCATATTTACACGGGTCTTGGGGGTCGAAAGCCGCCAAATTCCGGGTCAGTTCCTCAACGGTCTTACGGTCGTTGCCTTGGCGTGTAATCAAGCCCAATTCACGCCCCACACGGGCGACATGAACATCAAGGGGCATCATCAATTGACTTGGCTTCAAGTTATGCCAAACGCCCAAATCAACAATTCCATCTTGACGGCACAACCAACGCAACATAAGATTCAGTCTTTTGCAAGGTGAACCGCCCTTGTGCCTGTTGGGTGTCGGGTCAGATATATGCTTTGAGTATTCACCGCCATTCGCTTGTGCGAACAATTCACGCAATCTTGAAAAACCATCCCATACGGTTAAGTCACCTTGTCCGAAAGCGATTGCCAAAGTGTTGCTTGTCAGATACACAAATTGCAAGCCCCGACACATATACGCCAAATCACGACCAAAAAATGTGCGGTGAATGTTGCATTTCGGGTCTATGTGTTGCCAACTTCCGTGCATCACAAAATTATAAGGCTTGCCATCCATAATGTCAAACAACATCTTTCGGCAACCGTTCATTATCTGTTTTCTATTGCCCCAAGCAATTGTCGAAGCAAGGAAAGCGGCAATTTCAATATCTTGTTTGGATTTACCCAAGAAACAACGTGGAAATGCCACCGGGTCATTCTCCATGAATGCCGTTGTGTTATACCTTGCCACAAGGGATTCCAATGTTATTTTCAAATCATTCATTGTTGCGATATTGAAGCCCCCGACCCGACAAGCAAGCCGGGGGCATTTTGTTAAACTTCAATGATTGCGATTTCCGGCGCAATCTCCCTTATTTGCTCCAATTGTTCATCAATAACCTTGTCACGCAAATCTTCAAGCGTTACTTGTGCGCCCGGCGACAACAACACAAAGGCGACTTCACGCCCGTTCACCTGTGCGAATGTTTCCACCTCTATTGTTTCGGGCTGCATACCCTTGAAGATGGGCATTTGGATGGTGAATGATTCCGGCAAGTTGGAATTGACCACTTGGGCGAAATTGTCCGTGCGGTTGCCGTTTTCCTTGACCGCCCTTTCAATCTTGTTATTCACATCGGCGGTGAAGTTCATCAGGCTTGAAACCAGCTTCATGTTTTCGTTGCGGTCGGCAAAGAATGCCCGGTTCATCTTGATAAACAAGCCAAGTTCCGTGGGTGTCCAGACTTTGCCGCCGTTAATGCCAAATTCAATGAACTTGGGGTTGTAACTCAATTTGCCCGTTATTTCACCACGCTTGTATTCATCCGCTTCATTCGTTATCAAGGTGATTTCGATTGATTCACGGTTTACAAGCACAAGGCAATCTTTTTGTTCAAATTGCCCGGTGTTAATTCTCTTTTTGAGGTATTCAACGACCGCCCCGATAACGCCTTTCAAGTTAGTTTTGACGGGTGCTTTGGGTTCAAGTTCTTTCGCTGCTGCACCTTCACGAATGACAAGTTCCGCTTTGCTCATTCCGGGCGCAAGATTGATTTGCAATTTTTCATTATCCATGATTCAAAAATTTAGTTGTTAATTGTCCGTTCCTGTTTTGGGGTTAAGATTGCGCACCACGCCAAAAATGGTGGGTTGCAGTTCGTCAGCGGTCGCCGGGCGGCTCTCAATCAACTTGCCGTCTTTGTTGTAGTACCCGGTTTCCTTTGTTTCTTGGTCGGTGAACCTGTAACACGTTTCGGTTACATATTCCGCCTTTGCCTTGATATTTTTAAGTAACTGCTTACATTCTTCCCTCAATGGTTTTAACTGACCTTTGAAAGTTTCCATTGCGACTTTCTTTTCATCTTCGATTTTGTCTATTTCAATCGAAAGATTAGTATGCCTTTCTTTATGCCCTTGCAATTCTTCCGGGCTGTATGGCTTCATATACCCTTTTTGCTCGCAAGCATCGCAATTGTCTTTCAAGAACGCTTCACGTTGAATCGGGTTCTTGTATTCCTGCCCAAGTTCTTTTTCCATATCCGATTTGTTTTACTATGAAACACATTTTATTTGAAAAGGAACACTTCGTTGTACAAGTCGGCAAACATTTCACCGAATTGCCGTGCCCGATTTGCGGTCTTAAAGCAAAGCCGAGAACCGATATTCGCATACGTAAGCGTAGCCGTATGAAACGTATGCGCAAACACGAACCCCGCAGCATCCCGGTCATATACAAACCAAGGATAATACTTGTATTGGTTTTGGTTGCTGAAATCCGGCACGAAATCATCCGCTTTGTTCCATGCTTCCGCAATGGTGAACAACTTGTTCAATGCGGCAAGGGCTTTGAGGTGTCGGGGGTTCATTTCATCAACCAAGTGGGCAACGCCGGACAAATCCAAAGAATTGTTTGATTGCAGCTTCTTTGTAACGGAAAAGTCCGCATTGGGCTTGCCGCCAAGATACTTCCGGGCTTCCTCGTAGTTGGTCACACATTCGTTGATTTCCCTTTCCTCGATTTCGTCAAGGGTGAAATCAAACGGGGTCAAATACCCCTCATCGTCTGAATCCAATTCATCGTTGTTGTCCGTAATGTAACCATCCATCACATCAACGGCTTCAATCTTTGAATCAAATTTTCCAATGGCTTTTTCAATGCCTTTTTGTCTTAAAAGAAACTTCTTCATGTTCTGAAAATTAAAATGGTGATTTGTTGAAATTTGAAATTGTCATTCCGCTTTCGGCAATGTGGGTGGTCTTGCCCGTTGCTTCTTCGATTCCTTGCTTGAACTCCTTTGCGTTTGAATTGCCATCCGAAAGATGTATCAAGACAATATGGTTCACGCCTGACAAGTCGTTTGCAAGCAATGTTTCCCGGCAAGTGTCAAAGCTGCAATGGCTTTTCATTGTCCTTGCCCGTAACGCCATCGGCAATTTGCCCGCTTCAACATTGGCATCCAATATGTCTTGACGGTAATTGCATTCAATCAAGATGTTATTCAATCCATGAAAGGTGTAATGCAAGTAATATGTATCAGTTGCGAACAAGACCATGCCGCATTCCTTGTGGTAAATCAAAAATCCGAAAGGCTCTTTGGCATCATGTTGGGTTGCGAATGGTTGCACCTTGAAATTGCCGATTTCGTACACTTTCAATTCTTCCATCACACGGACAAGCCGGGTTTGCGGCAAATGCAATGCGTCTTTCGTGCCTTGCGACATATAGCATGGGATTTGCGCTTCAAGGCACTTTCCGGCGTGTTTGGCGTGGTCGCCATGCTCGTGTGATATAATTACACCAGCAATGCGGGAAATGCCGAAATTGACCGCCTTTTGCACGTCTTTGAAAGGAATGCCGCATTCTATCATCAAGCAATCATTGCCGTTGTCAAGCAAGTAGCAATTGCCCTTTGAACTCGAACCCAAAATCTTCAATTCCATAGCCTTTCGGATTTTGATTGTTTGTTAGAAACCGGGGTGGGGTTGTGGTGTCGGTGCTTGTGCCGCTTCCTCTTTTGGCGTTTCGGCATTGGCATCATGCACCGCTTTGATTTCGCCCGTTTCCGGGTCAATCATTGTCGCCGTGGTCTTGTCGTTACCTTGCGCCAAATCCACACCGATTTGCACTTTGTTGGCGTTGTCGTGCTTTTCGGCTTCAACTTCCGCCCCGACTTCTTGATAATCCACATCCATTATGTCTTGGTATTCCTCAACGGTACGCATCCCCATTGACAATTCAGGTGCGTAAGCACTTGTCCAAAATGAAGCCGCACGATACATAAGCATTTGTTTGGTCATGGTCTGCCATTTTGAACCGTTCTTTGTAAACCACCCCTCTTGGATAGCAAGGCGGATTGATACGGGCGAACTTTCCAAGACTTCATCCGAACCCTTTGCGCTTGTATAGGCGACACACTCAATATCCATCATCTTGCGCCCGTCAAATTGCTTGGTCGTGGCTTCATTCTTATAATAGCCCCGTCCGTTTTGACCGTTTACCCATACTTTTGTGTACTCGACATAATCCACCATGCCAAGCATACCTTTTTCGGTGAAGCGGTACTTCAAGGGCTTGAAGCGTCCGCAAGTGTTCACGGTGGCGACAAGGAATTTTGACGACCAAGACGGCTTGCCATAAATCGGCACCATATTTTGCATAACCATCAATGGACTTGCGCCGATACGTTGGGCAATCTCAATGGCAATCATGCAATTTGCCATCGCCTTTTCGATTGGGTTTTTGTCCGTTACTTTGTACATATCCGGCACAAGTTCCGAACTTGCGAATAACTTGCAAACACGCTGCATGGTGTCGAATTGCACCGGGTCAAAGAAGTTGAACCCGACTTGTACGGGGGCGGCAACCGTCAATGCTTGCCCCTGCTTTTCTGTTTTCTGAATTTCGTTCATGATTCAATCTTTTACTTGTTAATGATTACGATTGCCCCCCAATACTTTTTCAATAAGGCTATTTAGGGCGGCTTCTTTCATGCCAGCCATTAGAAATGACTTGCCGTGTTCCTGTGAAGCAAATCCGGCAATCGCTTCCACCACCTTTCCACCATTGTCAAGCACGGAAATGATTTGCTTTGTGCCATTTTCACTTTCCACCGATTCGGCGGCAAGGATAACAAGACCACGTTTGACACCCTCTTTCTTTTCTGTCATTGTTGTCATTTCATGTGCGAATGCTTCCACCTTTGAAAGAAATTCGCTTTTTTCAATTTTCTTTTCCATTGTTGCGTTGTTATTTAATTGTTAAAAAATTGTCCTTGTTTACAACAAGGTTGATAATCTGACTTTCAGTTTCGATAATGTCATTGACCGATTCACGGTTATCAATGAATATCGGTGCGCACACGCCATAAAAGCGGCATAATGTGTTGATTATGTCAAGCCCGGCATTCATTTGTCCTGCCGTGTTCGCACTTGGGTATGGAACGCCATTGACCAAAGGAATGCACGTTTCAACGGGGTTGTTGTCAATGGTGAAGTCAAACAAGCGGAAAGACACATATTTGAACATCCCGTTTATCCGGCTTTCGCATTCATCAATCTTGGTTTTTGTGAATTGCTCAACCGTGTATTCCTGTTTTTCGACATCGGCGATTTGTTGGGCAAGGTCTTTGCCTTTCTTTTCAAGGCTTGCGATTTCATCTTCATAACGCTTGATTGCATCACGGTTGGCAAGCCTTTTATTGAGGTCGTCACGGGTCTTGTTCAACTCCGATTTCCTTTCCTGTGCCTTGCTCGTGTCGGCGGAACTTGCCTTTTCGGTGCTTATGGTCGCTTCAATCTCTTTGATTTTTGCTTGCTTTTCGACCCATTCCGGGATTGATTCAGGCACAACGGCGGCGGCATCAACAAGCGGCAAAGCAACGAAATCGGCTTTCATCTTGCTTATTTCGCCATTGATAGACGTGACATTGGCATTGGCATTCTCAATGTCTTTTTTCACATCGTCAATGTCCTTTTCAAGTTCCTTGATTCTTTCGCCAATTCGCTTGCCCTTTGAGGTTATATCATTGCATTTGTCGGCTTGGGCTTTCGTGAAAACATCCCTTGCTTGCTCAATCATGGCGGCGGGTAATTCCTGCTTGCAATGCGGACAAGTCGTTTCACCATGATAGACCTTGCCGTTTTCTTCAAACCATTGATTGCGCAAAGTGTCTTGTTCCGACTTCAACTTTTTGACATCTTCTTCAAGCCGTTCTTGCTCTTTTCGGCTTGCCGACAATTCACGGTTGGTCGCTGCCAATTCACGTTCCTTTGCCTTGATATTGCTTTCCAATTCACGGCGGGCGGCATTGGCTTCAAATGCGGCATTTTGCGCTTCTTCCTTTGCCCTGAAAAGTAGTTGTTGGCATTCGGATTTCAAGTCGTTCACGTCCTTTTGCTTCTTTTGCTCCGCTTCATACGCCTTGCGGATTGCGGCGGTGGCATCACTAATCGCCTTGTCTATGTCCTTGATTTCATCATCAATGACTTGGATTTGAACTTCAATGGCGTTGAAATCCTCATTTTCGGGCATCATCTTATGGGTTTGGTCAATCCTTGGTTGGATTTGCGCCAATTCGTCTTTCAAACGCTTCTTTTTTGCCGAAATTTCGGCTTTGAAGTCCGAAAGTGATTTGCCGCTTATCTTGTCAAGCAAAAGGGCAAATTCGGGCTTCTTTGAAGCGATTTCGGCATCTGTGATTGTTCCGGCAAGCTGAAAAAGTTGTTCCCTTTGCAGCTTCCACGGCATATTGACAAAGAATGCCGGATTGGTTATCATCTTGAACACGGATGAATCAATGATTGCTTCAATCCTCTTGGTGTATTCACCGACATTGACCGGGGTATCATTCCACCAACATTCGGTGTGATTGCCCTTGAACACTCTTTCGACTTGCCCACGTGGTTTTACCCAATCTTCGATATAGGCACGTTTCAAGTTGATTTCCTCACCGTCCACATCAATGACACCCGACACGCTGCATTCTACATTGTGCAATTCCTTGCCATCAACACGGGTCTTGATTTCGTAGTCTTTTCGGTCTTTGGAATCCTTGCCGAAAAGCAACCAAATGAAAGCATCGAAATGCCTTGACTTGCCCAGCCCGTTGCCGCCCGAAATGGTGGTTACGTCCGGGTTGAAATTCGTTGTCCGTTCCTTTTCACCCTTGAAATTGCAAAGGGTTAGGGATTTTAATGTTACCTGTTTCATTGTTGCGAATTATTTATTGTTATTGTATAGTTCCAAAGCAAGGTCGGCATCGACAACTATAATGCGCCCGTTCTGCATGATTGCCCGGTCTATCCGTCCGCTTGCCTTGATTCTGTTTGCCGTTGTCATACTGCAATTGAACACTTGGGCAATCCCGGCTATGCCATAGACAAACCGTTTTTCGGGTGCGGTCGGGGCTTGTGGCGTTGTTTTCTCCGTTTGGGCGGCTTCTATCAACTCCATTAGTTCACCAACCGTCAAGTCGATAATCCTTGTATTTGGGTCAATTTTTATCATACATCATCATCCATTTCAGGCAATAGCCCTTTTGATTCCCAATACTTCGCAAGCCTGTATGCGATATACCCGAAAAGGGCGGCAATCGACTTGCTGATAAAGAAGTCCTTAAACCATGTGTCTTGGTTTATCGGTTCGGATGTTGCGCATATCAACGCAAGGACACCGAACAACCCGACAATGGCGATTCTGACTTGTTTTTTTGTTTCTTCTTTCATTGTTGCGAAATTTTTAGTTGTTAAAATTCGACCGTTGCAAAGTCATCTTCAAACTTTCTTCTTGACCTTATCACCCGAACCGTCCGGCAAGTGTTCCTTGTGCGCACCCTGATTGCCACATTGTCGAAATTGAAGATTTGCGGCATCAATAAGGCGACAAGCGTTGTTGCGATAACCTTGCGTTTCAAGGGTGACAAGTCAAAGGAAATGTGGAATTTCGTGCAAAACCACCATGCGGATAACTCATTGACTTTGGAACACCCGGTTTTCTCGTATATGTTCCGGGCATGATTTTCCACCGTCCGTTCCGAAATGAAAAGGCGTTCCGCAATGTCTTTCTTGCTTGCGCCCCATGCGAATAACTCCGCAATTTCGGCTTCACGCTTGGTCAGGCTTTTTGCTTCCATACTACATTCCCCAAACATCCTTAATCCCATATTCGGCAAACACGGCTTCGATTGCTCTTGCTTCCGAAACTTTGGGTTCGACCTCACCTTTCAATCTGTTTAAGAATGCCATTCGGGTATTGATATTCAAAGCCGCCATCAATTTTGCCCGGCATTCGGAAATGTCGCCGTTCTTGACTTGCGACCATCCTTTGTTGAATGAAAATTGTTCTTTACTCATATATGTTTGAAATTAAATGTGTTTCAAAACCGCAACTTTTCGGGTTTGCTTTTGGCATTCCGCAAAAAATGACGTAATTTTGCTATTTGCAAACGCTCCTTAATGCTTTACCTTTGCATTGTGGAACTTTACACCTGCAAAGATACGGCATATTGTGTGTAAAACCAAACTTTTTCACACAAAATTGCGTGTTAATTTTGAAGTTATTTTGTAAGTTGTTGATTATGAATGATTTGAATATAAAAGAAATTCGTGAAAAATTGGGTGTATCGCAAGAAACCCTTGCGGAAATGGTCGGCGTACACCCTCGAACCATTCAAAATTGGGAATCGGGCACGAAAATTCCAAAATCAAAACACGCAATTTTGCGTGACTTGGTATTGAAGCCGCAAAATTACGCCGGGGGTGAACAACAAAATGTCAATGGCGACAACATCAATGGCAACAACGTGACGGTTCACAAGACCGACACCGATAAATTGTTGGAAATCCTTGCAAGCAAAGAACAATCTTTGGCAAAGGCGCAAGAACACATTGACAAGCTGTTGGAAATAATAGGGAACTTAACGAAAGGGCAATGATATGGAAACGATAAGAATCAAGGTCAATAACTATTACGGCAACCCGTCTTATTATTCGGTCATGCCGCAAGAAATCTTTGATGCACTTGAATTGGCAAGCCTGCAAGGTGAAGAATATACGACCGTGAATAAAGACCAATTCGATAAAATGATTGTTGAATACAATAAAAAGATGAAGCA